CCCATGGCAATTTAACCTTGTCTTTGGCAAGATTAGCAAGTTGTTCCTCTAGGCGTGATTCTATTATATTTACGCCTTCTCGCATAGCGTCAGCCTTGACCCAAGCGATTACATCTTCTTCTTTGACCTCTAGCAATGGCTTACGCAAAACAGGGTCACCAAAGCGCCAATAGCCCTCGGTTTCTACTGTTGTGTCTAGTTGCTTGGCTAGAACGCTGTATTTGACTTCGGTAATTAGACCCTCAGTAGCGTCTATTTCGTGTATTTTCCATTTGTGGGTAATCATATTAAGCCTTTGGGTATTTAGCCTTAACCGCTTGGCAGTCGGCTATGTATTTGTTAATCTGTGCTTGGTCACCTTTGGCTATGCCATCCAAATAGTCAGTCATTGGAGGATATTCCGCTTGGCGTTTGGCTATGTAGGCATGAGCATCTATGTAGGCTTGAACTGCTGTTTCGTCATAGATAACGGGGTTGCCATCAGCGTCAAAAGCATTGTCACCACGGATAGTAACGACAGAAGAATTGACTGCACGAATTGCGTCATGTTTGTTCATATAGCAATTTCCATGAGAGTTAATATTGATTTCTGTCCGTTGGCATTTATGTGTGTAGCAGAACCGCCTTCAGAACGCATAGCATAGGTATATGTTTGACTGCTTGTAGTAGATGGACTATCTAAGAAATTTATTGAAATTGACCCCGTGACTGCACCAGCGGCACTAAATAAATTAGCAAATCCCCATGTGGCATTTCCTAAATTTGTTCCAGCAACAGTTCCTCTAAATAAAGTATAAATTCCTGATGTATTTGTTCCATTTATGTAGCCTTCGGCAGAAACGATTGCTAAAACTTTATTAGATGAACTACTTGGAGTTATAGAAGCAGTTAAGTTTGTGGTAACAAAACTTGTGCTAGTTGTAGATGTGTTTGTTGATGTTTCTGCCGTAACCACTTGCAACACCCTACCAGAAGATGCTTGCACCGCAGAAGCACTACCCGCTGTTACTGGGAATGTGATACCAGCCGTTCCATCAATGATTACAGTCATGCTGTCTCCAAAGCCACTATACGGGCGGTTAGTGCGTTGATTGTTGCTTGTTGTTCTTGAATTAACGCAACCATGTTTGCCATTACTTCTGAACTTGATGGCTGAATTGATTGATGTATTGGTTTCCCATCAGCATCTACGGCATCTTTAGTCCCATTACCAGAATACTTAGCAACAGCCATAAACTCATGGGCAATAAAACCTACACCCTCTCCAGAACCATCCCACCATTGCCACTTTTTAGGCTGTAACGCCATAACAAAGTCTTTTGCACCAGTAAGTGCAACGGGATTATTTTTAAGGCGGTAATCAGAAGTTAAGTTATACAAAACTCCTGTTGTGCCGTTTTGAGTAATAGAACCAATTTTTGAACTGTTATAACTGAACCCTACATACTCAGTTCCACTTGCAGTTCCATTTTTGTGACCAACTTCTAGATTGGTTTCTCCTCCATTTATTAAAACTTGAACGCCTTGTGCTGGAGTTCCTGTTGGGCTTGTTCCTGAAATCAGCAAGTTACCGCTAGAGTCGATACGCATACGCTCTGAGAGAGTGCCGCTACCCTCTGTGTAAAACAATAAGTTTCCAGCCGTTCCAGAAACTTGGTCCATTTCAATGCGAGCCTTGACATCTGTGTTATCACCAGACTCCACAAAATTAATGAAAGGCGCATTGCTAGAGTTTTCAATGGTTAAGTTGCCTGTGATGTGCAATTTTGTAGTTGGCGAAGTAGTACCAACCCCCACATTCTGACTAGCATCAACAGTAATCGCAGTAGTCTCGTTTGTCTGTATGTTTAGGATGCCGCTGTCATCTCCTGTAGAGATAAGACCGCCATTTCCTGTGCTTGTGCCGTTGATAGTTGAAGCCATTATTGTGTTCCTTCGTCTGCGGGAGTAGGCGTGTGTTTGTTGCCGTTGGCACGATATCTAGCCCATTGTGCTTTTGCGGCTTCACTTATTTTTTGTCTTGATTCCATAGTAAATTGTCTTCCTTTTCCTGCCTCGGATAATTTAATTCTTGTGGCTTGAGATGTTGCGTGACCTTTACCCATGCCTTTTTTTGGTTTTGGTGGCATACCTCCGCCAGCAATTGCGTTCCAACCAACAAAATCAAATGGCCTTAATTTTTTCTCAATATCTAAGCAGTAATCTTTATCTGAAATCAAGATAATTTCTTTAACCAAATTGTTCCAACCATATTTAGCAATAGCATTTTTCATATGCAAGTTGCTAGGTTTGGTGCAATGATGCCTCCAACGTTCTTTTGGTTTATTAGAAATGCCAACATACCCCTGACTAAATATGTCAGTATGGTCTTGATGTCTAATCCAATATACGCTAATCATTATTCATCCGCAGGTAAAGGCTGACCACCCTCAGCCACCCACTTTAAATAGGCTTGGTAGTCTGTGTTAGCGGGGTCAAATGGGATGAAGGCGTTGTCTGACAAACGCAAAACAACTCTTACTTGATTAGTCATTGGGTCTTTAATTAGTTTATACATAATTAGAGTTCTATTGAAGCAATTATGGGAGCGTTAATATAAGGTCTGGTTATTGTTGAACCAATACTAGAAGCACAATTAGTACCATTTACATCAACACCACTATATGCTGGAGTCCATGTTCCACCACTTTCAGAACCACCAGACCCAGAAGTAACTGTTGGATTTGCTCTTTTTGTAACTTTAAAAGCAATGTAGAACCTTACATTATCAACAGCCCCGTTATCTACATACGCACCTAAAGTAGCATTAACTACTTCATAATACCTCTGACACAACACCAACTCAGTACCATAAGGTCTGTAATCAAACGATGTTGCGGTACTGCCCTTTTCTAGTTGTACGCCTGTGATGTAGAAGGTTGCGCCATTTGTGCCGACTACGCTTGTTGCGCCTGTGGCTGAAATATAACCAGCACCAGCCCAAGCACCAGAAGTTCCTGAGTAAGTTGAGCCAACTCCAAGACCAAATTGAATGCTCAAGCCAATACCATTAGTTTTTAGCCAAGTGCCAGTTGTATCACCAGCAATAGTGATTGATTTTTGTTCCCAAGTGTTAGCCGCAGAAATAGTATATGTAAATGGGTATGAACGATTAAACGCACTATTAGCAATAGCACCGCCAAAAGTACCAGTAAGGCTAGAACGAACCCAAAATGACATGGTTACTGTAGAAGCACCAGCAGAACCCCAACCTAAATCTGCAACATTAAAGCCTTCCACATTATGTGTCAAAAGAAAGTAATCAGAAGAACCTACTGTTGTTGCCGCAGAAGAAGTAATGCCTAAGTAGTTTGTAAAACCTGTTGGCGGTGTTACAGAACCAGCATTTTGTTGAGCAGTAAACTTGGCATTTTGGTTGCCATTAATTTTAAATCTATCAACTGGAAATACATCAGCAGAACTAGACTGAGTAACACTAGCCCCCGCATTACGCTGGTCAATCACCATCGCACCATTGATGATGCGGTTTTTAAACCCATACAAACCAGACGAACTTACTCCGTCTGAAGTGGTCATCAAGTCTGCATTTACCGAGCCGTATGGCATAGTTATCCTTTACAAAACTAACCAGCGTTGACCGCTAGAGACAGTTACCGCTTGACCGCTTGCCACAGTTATTGGGCCAACAGAGAATCCATTGTTTCCGCTTGCTATTGTGTAACTTGCGCTAACAGTCGTGCCGTTTAGCACAATGCCGTTAGATGCAATTACTACTGGCGTTTTAAGTTCGCCTTTGCTTGGGTTGTAGTTAAGTTTGGTTGAACTTACATATTCGGTGCTTACTGTGCCAGTTGTCGCATCCGCAAACAATGGATAGCGCGTGGCATTTGTGGTTGTATCGTCACTAATCGTTACCGCAGTTCCAGCCGTTGCCCAAGTGAACGCAGAGCCACTCCAAGTTAATGCTGTGCTTGCCGTTGTCGGTGCTACTACAAAAGAAGTCGCGCCAACACCCGTTTGGTAAGGAATCTGATTAGCAACTCCACCCGCAAGATTCGTTGCAGTTGTTGCAGATGTTGCACTTGTAGCGGTTGCCGCGTTGCCACCAATAGACAGGCTAGTAGCCGTACCAGTTAACCCAGTACCCGCGCCAGAGAATGAAGTTGATGTAAATACGCCCGTAGAAGGGTTAAATTGCAACTTGGTAGAGGATACATACTCTGTCGTTAGATTACCGCTTGTAGCGTCTGCATAGAGCGGATAACGGGTAGCGTTAGTAGTCGTGTCATCTGTAACGCTTGCATAAACAGCAGGCGTTGTCCAAGTAGGCGTGTTTCCAGAGCCAGCAGAAGTTAATACTTGCCCTATATTGCCTTGACTGCCATCAAAACTTGTTGTGCCAGTTACGCTTAAATCTACAAAACTACCATTTTGAGGGGTTGTTGCCCCTATCGTTGTGTTGTCAATAGTTCCAGCATTAATGTCCGCTGTGTCAGCAATTAAACTGTCAATGTTGGCTGTGCCATCAATGTACAAATCACGCCATTCATGTCCTACTCGACCCAAATCAAAAGCGTTGTCGGTAGCAGGGTCAAAGTCCGAGTTAATTCTAGAATTAAATGTTGTCGTGTCAGCATTGCTACTGCCAAGCGTACTATTGTCATTTACAGTTAAAGTTGTAAATACGCCAGTAGACGCAGTTGTAGCACCAATCGTAGTGCCGTTAATTGTTCCACCCGTTACCGCTATTGCGTTAGCGTTTTGGGTAGACATTGTTCCCAAGCCAGTAATGTCTGTGTTGGGAATGGTTGTAGAAGCCGTTAAAGCGCTTGTTCCTGTGCCTTTTACATAACCAGTTAGGGTAGCCGCACCCGTACCGCCAGAAGGCACATCAAGAGGGCTAGACAAGCCTGTAATCGTGCCACCAGTGATAGCCACAGCGTTGGCGTTCTGTGTCGACATTGTGCCAAGACCAGTAATGTCTGAACTTGGAATAGATGCAACAGTTGTAAAAGCATTTGTGCCGTTGGCTTTTAAGTAACCAGCAGTAAAAGTAGTAGCGCCAGAGCCACCATAAGCCACGCCAATCGTGCTTGCGTTCCAAGTGCCTGCGGTTAGCGTTCCTACACCAGTAATTCCTGTGTAAGAGCCAGAAATTCGTGCTGTGTCTATCGTGCCAGAGGTAATCTGGTTAGCGGCAATAGCAATGCTTGTGTTAGTTACCGATGTAACTTGACCACTTGCGTTAGTGACAAATACTGGAACGCTCGATGCCGAGCCATAAGTGCCAGCCGTACCTACTGGCGTAATGCTGAACTGAAAGCCTGTTAGGGTTAGCCCTGTGCCAGCCGTGTAAATTGCGTTGTTTGAGAATTGAACAAAAGTAACAGCCGTAACGCCTAAAGTGCCACCAGTTTGATTAGTGTTTACCCAAGATGAGCCTGTCCACACAGTACCAGAGATGATGAATAGATAAGCCGCAACTAATTCATCCCAAGTGTTTGCATCTAGTGAGCGTGTCCATGCACTTGCAGAAGCCAAATAGATGCCGTTGTCAGCGCCTGCGGTTTGGTTCTTTACTAAAATTCTTTCGCCAGCAGTTAGCGTAGAAACCCAATCGCCATTTGCTTGCACAGCAAGACCAGATAGCGTAATGTTTCCATTTGTTGTGTAGTTTGCTGGTTGTTTAAACGACAAACCCTGTGTCGTAGCGTCTACATAAGCCTTATTTGCTATATCAGTCGAATTAGAAGGCGTTGTAAATATCGTTCCAGTTGT